GAAAGATGTAGGGGAAACCCCTTTCAAGTTAGCAATGACAGACAACATGCCCAGAGGCTTAGTAGACACTGACCACCCTGTGTGGTCTTACAGAAATTTTTATATGCTAGACAAAGCATCCATTAGTAGTTGGAAGGGCAGAGAAAAGCCGCCTTGGTGGAATGAAGATCTAGCCGACTATGACAACAGAATAAGTAGGAGTTAAAATGACAAGTAAAGTAAAATTAGTAGGAATGACATCTCCTAGTGCCTCTTCGGGGTGTCATACGGCAGGAGATTTAATTGCTTATGCCGCTAGGGTAAGTAACCCTATGAATCAAAATAATAAAAAAACTGCTTCAAAGTTACTTCGTTATTTAATCAAAGAGGGCCATTGGTCTCCTTTTGAGATGGTTTCAATAACTATGGAGATAACAACTACCAGAGACATTTCTAGACAGATCTTAAGACATAGATCCTTTTCCTTTCAAGAATTTTCTCAACGCTATGCAGTAAGTGAAACTTTCAGCACTAAAAGAGAGGCTAGAAAACAGCACGCTACAAATAGGCAATTGAGCATGGTAGATGAAAATTCTGAAAGACAGGATAAAGCTCAAGAAGTATTTAATGATATGCAGAGTGAGGTTGCGAGAGTAGCAAAAGACTACTATGAAATGGCTCTTAACTCAGGTATTGCTAAAGAACAAGCCAGAGCGCTTTTACCCGAGGGCTTGACCGAAACTACTTTGTATATGGCAGGCACCTTGCGCTCTTGGCTTCATTATTGCGAATTGAGGCGGGGTCATGGCACACAAAAAGAACATATAGACATTGCAGATCAATGCTGGGCTATTATAGCAGGACATTTTCCTGATATAGCGGAGGCTTTAAATAATGGATAAAAAGTATATTAACGAGGCTCCTAGTGGAGAAATGCCTAAAATGCGTCCAGCCAATGCGCTAGACAAACAAGAAGGTGGATCCCACTACGACTTGCCTATACAACCCCTTGAGTATATTCATGCAAACAAACTAGGATATATCGAGGGTAATATTATTAAGTATGCAACTCGACATCGAAACAAGAACGGTGTAGAAGATATAAAAAAGATTATACACTATTGCGAATTATTATTGGAGCTAGAATATGCGGAAGAATGTAAAAAAGAAGGATCACGAGAATCTATCGGCGAAGAACATAGAGAAAGTGAAAGAGCTCCTCAATCCTGGCTCCGCTAGTGATAAGCCTATAACTAAGAAAGAGGCGTGCGCTATTCTAAATATCTCGTACAACACAACACGCCTACAAAAGATCATTGAAGAGTATGATGAAAGAAAGGACTATACTAAAAAACGTAAAGCAGGTCTGCGAGGTCGTCCGGCGAGTGCTGGCGAAATCTCTGAGGCATGTTCTAGCTTCCTCGGAGGAGATACTGTTTCAGATATCTCAAAGCGGCTCTTCAGAAGTCCATCCTTTGTACGATCTATTCTCGAAAGAGTTGGCGTCCCGTCAAGACCGAGCAACAAAGAAGAAAGATTAACGCCACATTATTTTCCAGATGAGTGTGTATCTGAAAGTTTTCAGGTTGGAGAAGTAGTATGGTCTGCAAAATATCATGCCCCTGCAGTTGTAGATAAAAAACACGAAAACCCTACATACTTAGAGAAGTATGGTAGTGAAGCGTATCAAATTTATATATTTGAAAAAGAGGCTGAAGAACTAGACTTTGTATCTACCGCAGGTAAAGGAGGCTTTTATGCCTCTAGCTGCGCCCATGATTTGGGCAAGCTCAATCATCTAGCAAAACTAGGTATTGATTTAAATAAGCAATTATGATAGAAAATATGATAAAAGCACTAAAAGTAGGTAGGGTAACTATTACTTTTAAAAGTCTAACGTCAGGTAGAAAAATAACCGACGATTATACTCTGCAAGGGGTAAATTTACCTCAAAATTCAAAAAGCGATAAGTTAATAGTACTTCATTGTGCTTCTAACACTTACGAAGATATAGAAAAAAGGACGATAGAAGAATGGATAAGGAAATAAAAATATGGAGCCACTTTTGTGCCCCTAAAGAAACTGTAATAGCTACAGAAGTAGGATCACCCTGTAATTGGTGCGATGTTACAGAAAACGTAGAAAAAGTATATCAAGGACTTTACTGGGCTTATCCTTTAAAGCAGTATTTAAGATGGCCCCAGTATATGGAATATTATTACTGGCGTAACAAAAAAAGTTCTTGACTTTAAGGTTAATTTCACATATAATATGTTTTTATAAAGTGATGGAAGCAAATGGGCGACCGATTTTATCAGCAACAACTAGAACGAACAGGTTTTGCACCTGGACTTAAAAACACTAACAGAAGGAAAAGAAACATGGCTTGGGACGACGATAAAAAAGCACAGGCAGTAGCAATGTACGAAGAAGCACAACCAACTCCAGAAACCAGTATGGAAATTGTGAAAGATATTGCAGAAGAACTAGACGAGTCACCTAACGGTGTTCGTATGATCTTAACAAAAGCTGGCGTTTATGTTAAGAAAACCCCCGCTGCTAAGTCTAGTGGCGGTACAACTGGAGGCAGCACTCGTGTCTCTAAAGCAGCAGCTCAAGAAGCTCTTACTGCTGCTTTAAGTGATGCAGGTCAATCTGTTGACGAAGAGATTATCTCTAAGTTGACTGGTAAAGCCGCACAATACTTTACTTCAATCATTACAACAATAAACGAAGTGTAAAGTACCTTAAAGTCCCGCCACGCCTCTTAACAATGCGTAACCTTGGCGGGCATTTTTTAAAAACGGTTATAAGCCTTTAGCCTTCCGCTCTCCAAATATATAGTACAGCAAAAGATTTTGCTAACCTAATAAAAGGAGATTTTGTGAAAAAAGAGGAACTAGCATCGTTAGTAACTGAGTATGGTGATGCTATAATCACCTATCGCAGTGAAAATTCCAAAAAACTAAAGTATAATGTTTGTACTTTAGACTTTACCACCCCTTATGTAGCGGGCAAGAAAAATAGGGCAAAAGAATCTGACAGGACTCTTTTGCTCTTTTGTTGGGACACAGATTCATATCGACTTCTCAAACCCGAAAACGTAACAAGTGTGGTGCCTCTCTCGTCTATTCTTAGAAACGAGGTATGATATGCAATTATATGAAGCACCAGCTCTATATGAAAAAATCATACATTATAATGAGGATAAAGAGATACAAGTAAGACTTACTATTAATACCTTTAGAGGTATAGAGTACTTACATGTCAGAAAGTATTATCTAGACTTTACCGAAGAATGGCGGCCCTCTCCTGAGGGTGTAGCTATGGAATTGGATTTTAACAATTCTCGGCAGCTTTTTTCAGGTTTGTTAGAAATACTATCGTTGGCAGAATCAAAAGACATCATAGAAGAACATTTTAAAGATTATATAGACGAAATCTATAAATAGTTCTTGACTTTTGCTGGTTCTGTCTGTATAATGTACATATTCCAGTGAGAGTTTTTATGAAAAAATTTTTAGATAAAGCAAGCAAACATTATTATCAAGGTACACCTCTTATTTCTGATGAAGAGTTTGACTCTCTTGCATCGAAATACGACTATAACTCTGTAGGCTACACTGTGACAGATGGGATACCACACCTTTATAAAATGTACTCTTTACAGAAAGTATTTTCAGAACTAGAATTACCTTTGAATTTGCAAGATTATGTATGCACTCCTAAACTTGATGGAGCTGCAGTATCTATTCTATATGTTAATGGGTTACTAGCTTTGAGCCTTACAAGAGGTGACGGAAATGTTGGACGGGATATAACTGATAAAATGAAAGTTTTAGTCCCTAACGAAATTTCTGTAAAAGAAAGTATTCAAATCACTGGAGAGGTAGTTGCTTCTAAAGATATTCCTAATGCTAGGAACTATGCTTCAGGTGCTCTAAATCTCAAAGATATAGAAGAATTCAAACAGCGAAGTATAACTTTTGTAGGTTACGATATTAACTATACAGTTAAACAGGAAGGACGCTTTTACAAAGAACATACGCTAAAAGCTCTTAGAGACTTTGGTATGTCTGAGGTCAGTACGTTTGATATAAGTAACTATCCTACGGACGGTACTGTATATAGGTTGAATAGTCGAGACAAGTTTGATAGAATGGGCTATACAGCACACCACCCTAGAGGCTCTGTTGCTCTAAAAGAACAGAAAGAGGGTCAGACCA